GGTGGCGCGATGACGAATCAAGGCAGACTTGAGGACATGGACCCCGTACCGGGCATCGACATCTTCGCGAGCGCAGGAGGGCTCACGCTTGGGCTCAAGGAGGCGCGCGTACAGACCATCGCCGCAGTCGAGATCGAGACGTACCGCGTGCAGACGTTCGCCCGTCACACGCCTTCGGCCGAGATTCTCAACGGCGATGTGCAGGGCATCGACTTCAAGCGATTCCGAGGGAAGGTCGAGTTGGTCTATGGGGGACCACCGTGCCAGCCGTTCTCGTCGGGTGGTCAGCAACGAGCGGAGCAAGACGAGCGAAACATGGTCCCCTCGTTTCTCCGTGCGCTCGAAGAGGTGAAGCCGAGCGCGTTTCTCATGGAGAACGTACCGGGACTCGTTACAGGTGAGCGGCGCGACTACTTCCGTGCCGTTCTCGACCACTGCCGATCACTTGGCTTCAAGGTCGCGTGGAGCGTCGTTCACGCCATCGAGTACGGCGTTCCGCAAAAGCGGCGCCGTCTCTTCGTGGTCGGAATGCGAAACCGTGAGTTTGTCTTTCCGGCGACGACGCACGGGCCTCGAAAGTTGCCGTTCGTCAGCGTTGGCGACGTGCTGCCTTTGCATCAGATCGGCGAGCCCAACGCATCTCGCGTTTTCTACGCGAAGCGGCCAGATACCCGCCCGAGTCCGTACGACGGACATCTCTTCAACGGTGGCGGGCGGGCGATCGACCGATGTCAGCCTTGTCACACGATCCTCGCCTCGGCAGGCGGCAACAAGACGCACTTCTTCGATGATCTTGGCCTCGTGCCTGAGTACCACCGTCACCTCCTCGCGGGCGGCAAGCCGCGCAGCGGTTCCCTGCCCGGCGCGCGAAGGCTGTCGATCGAAGAGTCCGCGACGATCCAGACGTTCCCGCAGGGCATGGTCTTCGAGGGGCCTCGGAGCGCGCAGTACCACCAAGTCGGGGATGCGGTTCCTCCGAAGTTGGCGGCAGTGCTGGGTAGAGCCCTGGTGTGGCAATTGCGAAGCGGGAAAGCTGATCCGCGCGACGCTTCGGCCCAGCCCAGCCCAGGCAGCGAGTGCTGGCGCTGTGAGCGGTGGAGGAAGAGCGGGGCGGAACACCGCCGTTCACAATGCTGTCACCGCGGCTCTGGAGCGTATTGACGCCTTTATCGCAGGCGAGGAGATCAAGCCGCTGTCGCCAGTGCTGCGAGCCGCGTGCGACGAGTTGCTGGACAAACAACACGCGAGCGCGCGAAACCAAAACTCACCACCCCGATGCGCGCGCCGTCGAACCTCACCACCCTCAGTCAAAACTCACCAGCACCAGACCGGGGGCAGACGTTCGCCCGCCTCGTCGGGCAGGTGTGGGCGCTCGCGGAGGCGTGGCCGCACTTCGTCCCCAAGCGGTGACGCAACCAGACCCGTTGCGGCAGGGTTGAAGCAGGCGGAATCACGCCAGGGACGGGCTCTGGTTGCAACCACCCAGTTGCACACGAGCCCACCCCGCCGCTACGGTTGCGGCATGAGCAACAACCCCAGCCTCCCTGGCCAGAAGGGAACCCCCGCGGGCACCTACAAGCCCGTCGTGGCCCACGGTCCCACGCCACGCGGAGCCAAGGCGTTCACCCGAGAGAAGTGGGACGCCTTGCTCGCCGCCTTCCGCCTGGAGCCGGGGAACGTCCACCGTGCGTCCATCGTCGCAGGGGTGAGCCGGGAGACGGCCCAGAAGGCGTGGGACCGGGGCTGGCAGGACAGCACGAAGCCCTGGGCGCACGTCCGCATTCAGGACGTGCTGCTGAAGGAGCAGGAGGAAGCCCGCGCCGCCCTCCGGGCGCAGCACGTTCGGGAGCACGAAGCCGAGATGCAGGCCCAGCTCCGCGCCCGGGAGGACGCCATCCAGGCTCGGAAGGAGGAAGCGCAGGGGAGCGCGGCCAGCCGGAAGAACGCCCTGGGCCTCGCCATCGTGGCGAACAAGGCCCTGGTGGCGGGCCAGAAGGTGGTGGCGGAGCTCCAGCGCCGGGTGGACGACCCGGATGGGCTGGAGAAGATGCCCCTGAAGGACTTGTCCCGGCTCCTGGAGCTGAACGCCCGTCTGGTGCAGCGCGCGGAGAACTGCATGGCGCTGGCCCTCCAGATTGAGCGCGTGGTGGCGGGCGAGCCCATCGCGATCCTGGGCCACCGCGTCGAGAGCATGTCCCCCGCCCAGATTGCGGACGAGCTCCAGTCGATGCTGCGCACCTTCGACCGCGCGGAGCGGGCCGGGAAGGCGCCGAAGAACTGACCCCTCGTTCTCTGTAGCGCGCCACGCGACGCTACAGAGAAACGGGCCCCGGCGCAAGAGGTGGACGATGGACGAGTGGAAGCCGTACCGAGACGGCGCATCAACGCGGGCCTACCCGCACGGCATACACGCCGTGGTCTTTCCCGTGCGCGGCGGTTTCGCGTGGGGGGTGGCCATGTGGGTGGGCTCCTGGCTGTCTGACGCCCCCGCGGCGTCAGAGGCGGGCGCTCGGGAGCGGGCCGAGGCGGAGGCAGAGCGGCGGGTTCGGTGGGTAGCGTGACCCCCGCCCCATCCTCGCCCATTCCGCACCCGAGCACCCCGATGCACCGAATCGTCTACTTTACTAGCACGAAGTGTCACCGCTTCCCGGGCGGACACTCGGCGTCTTTCAGTATGCTGAAAGTAGGCCCCCGATGACCGCGCACCCCCCGGGGCTGGGGTCCATGACGCGGGACGAGCTGGAGGCGTGGGCCGCCGCGAACCCAGCCGAGGCCCAGACGTACGTGGCGCTCCACGCGCAGTACCGGAAGCAGCTCGCGGCCACGGACCCCAACACCTTCGCGGAGTGGGTGGCGGTGGACGAGGGGACGGGCGAGCCCATCCGTCAGGCCCCCCACCACGAAGAGATGCACCGGCTGGTCAGCGCCCATGACCTCCTGGTGCTCTGGGCCCACATCGAGTCCGGCAAGAGTACCCAGATAACCGGGCTCCGGGTGGTCTACGAGCTGGGGCGCAACCCCAACCTCCGCGTGGCCATCGTCTCCAACACCCAGGAGCAGGCCATCAAGCTCGCCACCCCCGCGCGCCGACTCATCGAAGACGAGTCGGGCCGGGTGCGCGAGGTGTTCCCGAAACTGCGCCCCTCCCGCAAGCGGTGGACGGACGCAAGCTTCACTGTCGAGCGGTCGCGCCCCTCCAAAGACCCCAGCGTTCAGTGCTTCGGTGTCCACGGCGCCGTGCTGGGCGCCCGCATCGACCTGCTCGTCCTGGACGATATCCTGGACTTCGAGAACACCCGGACCCCCGAGGGCCGCAAAGCCCTGCTCCAGTGGGTGCGCTCCACGCTGTTCGGCCGCCTGACGAAGCGGGCCAAGGTCATCGTGCTGGGCACCGCGTGGCACCCGGACGACTTGCTCCACGCCCTGGCGAAGCAGGACGGCTGGCACTCCGCGCGCTTCACCGTCCAGGACGAGGCCACGGGCTTGCCCACATGGCCCGAGGTGTGGCCGCTCGACCGCATCCGGGCGGCCATCAAGCGCCTGGGCCCCCTGGAGGCGGCCCGCCAGCTCTTCTGCCGCGCGCGCTCCGACGAGGACGCCCGGTTCAAGCAGGAGTGGATTGACACCTGCCTCGCGCGCGGCGAGGGGCGCACCATGCCGTACCGGCTCGCGCGCGTCCCCGAGGGGTACCGCGTGGTGACGGGCGTGGACCTGGGCACGCGGGAGAAGCGCGCCCGCGGGAAGCAGGCGGACACCACCACCCTGTTCACCCTGTGCGTCCACCCGAACGGGGACCGCGAGGTGCTGTGCGTCGAGCGGGGGCGCTGGCACGCCCCAGAGATCGTGCGCCGCATCAAGGACGCCCACGCGCGGTACGGCTCGACCGTCTACGTGGAAAGCAACGCCGCCCAGGACTACCTGCGGCAGTTCATCGTGGCGGAGAGCGCGCTCCCCATCCTCCCGTTCAACACGGGGGCCAACAAGATGAACCCCGAGTTTGGCGTTGAGTCCATCGCGGTGGAGCTCTTCAACGCCAAGTGGATCATCCCCAGCGCGGGGGGGCGCTCGACCCTGCCCGTGGAGCAGTGGATCGGCGAGATGCTGGCCTACACGCCCGGGGCCCACACCGGCGACGCCCTGATGGCGTGCTGGTTCGCGCGCGAGGGCGCGCGCTCCGCGCCCGTTGAGCCACCGCCCGTCCAGACGGGGCGCATCGACCTACACACGCGCTGACATGGTTGTGTGCGGGTCGGATATCGGTGATCGTTCGCGTATGCAGAGCATCACCGACGTGCTGGATGGGTTCTCGGAGGCGTGCCTTGTCCGTGGCGAGGCCCTGGACCTCTACCAAGCCGTGCCGGACGGGGTGCTGGACGCGGTGGTCACCGACCCCCCGTACTGCAACACGGGGGACAGCGCCTCCGTGATGAAGACTTCGGGTAAGGGGTTCTCGCTCCCCAAAGAGACGCAGTTCTTCGAGGCGTGGATTCGGGAACACCTCACCCTGTGGTCACGCCTCCTGAAGCCCGACGGGGTGGTGTGGCTCACCGTGGACTGGCGGGGGGCGATGGCGCTGGACGCGGCGGCTGCGCGGCTTGGATTCAGGGAGCCGAAGGTGGGCGTGTGGGACCGGGGAGGGCTGGGGATGGGCTATGCCCTGCGGAGCACATACGAGTGTTTCGCAGTGGTCCCGATGTCCGCGTGGGAGCCGCTCCGTCGCGATGTCCCCGACGTGTGGCGGCATCCGTGGTCGCCAGCGCACCGCAAACACGGCCATTCAGCCGAGAAGCCGGTCCCCTTGATTCGTCAGGCCCTCTCCGTTTTCACGCGGCCCGGGGCGTTGGTTCTCGACCCGTTCGCGGGGTCGGGCACAACGGGGAAGGCGTGCGCGGAAGAGGGGCGACGCTTTATTGGCTTCGAGCGGGAGGACGTATTCGTGGAACGGGCCTTGTCCCGCTTGGACCTACACACGCGGTAGTCTGCCCACATGAGCTCCGGCACCCCCGTTGACCCCGCCGCCGCGCGCGCCCAGCTCGGCGCCCTCTCGGATGTGATCCTGCCCGACGGCGTGCTCTCCGCGCGCCAGGAGCGGCTGGACGCGCTCTGGCGCTACTTCCGCACGACCACCTACGACCGGCGCGTGGTGGACTGGGACGGCGCCCAGTACGTGGGCCACTTCGACAGCGAGCGCGTGGCGTCGAAGGCGTACGTTCCCCCGGGCTTCTACGAGGGCGGCCACATGCCCCTGAAGCTCCGCCGCCCGACCGCGCCGTACCACCTGGGGCGCCTCGTGGTCTGGCGGTTCACGGGCTTGCTGTTCGGGGCGTCTAAGCACCCGCTCCTGGAGGTGACCGGGGACGACGACTCGGAGGACTACCTCACGGCGTGCGTGGACGCGGGCGCACTCTGGGCGTGTCTGGTCCGCGCGCGAAACTACGGCGGCGCCACGGGCACGGCGGTGTTCGGCTTCGAGTTCCTGAACGGGCGGCCCGTGTTCACCGCGCATGACCCGCGCTGGTGCTCCCCGCTGTTCGCAGACCCCGAGACGAAGGAGCTGGACGCCCTGGAGATTCGCTACCCGTACGTGGACAGCGTGCGGGACGGCAAGACGGGCAAGTGGCGCCCCGAGCTGTTCTGGTACCGCCGGGTCATCGACCGCAACACGGACACCGTGTGGGGGCGCGTGCCCGTCGGGGACGGCTCGGAGCCCGCGTGGGCGGGGTGGCGTCACCGCGAGGTGTTCCACGGGCTGGGCGAGGTGCCCGTGGAGTGGGTCCAGAACATCCCCCTGGACGGCGACGCGGACGGCGACCCAGACGCGCACGGGGCCTTCGACCTGTTCCACGCGGTGGACGCCCTCGTGGCGCAGGCCAACCGCGGCATCCTGTCCAACTCGGACCCCACGGTCCACGTCGGGACCGATCGCAAGCTGTCGGAGCTGCGCAAGGGCTCTGACAACGCCATCGCCACGGAGAAGGGCGGGACGGTCGAGTACCTGGAGATCAGCGGCACCGGGCCCAAGGCGGCGCTGGAGCTGGCCGACCGCCTGGAGGACCGCGCGTTGAAGCTCTGCCAGTGCGTCATTGACGAGGCTCGCTCCGCGGTGAGCAAGACGGCCACGGAGGTGGACCGGGACTACTCCGCGATGTGGGAGCGCGCGGACGTGCTCCGCGGGCAGTACGGTCCCGCGGTGGTGCGGCAGGTCAGCAAGCTGGACCGCGCGGTGCGCAAGTACGCCGCGGGGATCACCATGCCCGACGGCACCACGAAGGCGATGGAGCCCACGCTCCCCCCGCGGGAGCAGTCCGTGACCGCGGCCGACGGGAGCACCCAGAAGGTGATGCAGCCCCGGCGCCTGGGCCCGGGCGGGTCCATCAGCCTGAAGTGGCCGCCCTACACGAAGCCCACGGCCCGCGAGGTGGGCGAGGCAGTGAAGGCGGCGGCGGACGCGAAGGAGGCGGAGCTTATCGACGCGGAGCACGCGACCCGCTACGTGGCGCACCACTTCGAGGTGGACGACCCGGCTGGGATGCTGCGTCGCATGGCGAAGGAGAAGGAGGCGTCCCGTGCCCGCGAGGCGGACGAGCTCTACGCGAAGATGGTGGCGGAGCGCTCCATGGCCGCAGACGGCCAGAAGGACGACACGGGGGCGCCGGTGTCGAAGGTCGGCGTGGTGCGGTTCACGGATGGCGAGCGCGACGACGGCATCGCGACCATCAACGAGATTCGCGCGACCAAGGGGTTCGGGCCCATCGCCAACGGTGAGCTGACCGTCCCGCAGTACAAGAACCTGTACCCGGACCTGTACGCGAACGCGGTCAACATCGACAAGGGCGAGAACCCCGACGACCCCGAACCGGAGCCCGTCCAGACCAGCCTCGCAGCCCCGCCCGGGCGCCCCGGGCTGAAGGTGCCGCCGCGCAAGCCCATGGCTCGGGTGTAACCGCGCACTCCGTGTGCCAAGGCTGAACCATGGCAGAGGCAACGGTCACAGACGTACTGGACGGATTCGCGCGGTGGAGTCTCACGCACGGGGACTGCCGCCTCTGGCTTCCCACCGTTCCGACGGCGAGCGTGGACGCGGTGGTCTGCGATCCGCCGTACCCGGAGATTGACCGGGACTACGGGCGGCTCACGGAACCGCAGTGGCACGCGCTGATGGACGTGGTGGTGGCCGAGTGCCGCCGGGTGCTCAAGCCCCGCGGGTCGGCGGTGTTCGTGCTCCAACCCAACAGCGAGCGGGTGGGCCGAATGCGTCCCTGGCTGTGGGAGTTCATGGCGAAGTGGACGCGCCAGTGGGGCATGGTCCAGGACGCATGGTGGTGGAACGTCGCGGCCATGCCCACGGTCCACACCCACCGCACTGTGGGACTCATGCGCCCCAGCCTGAAGCCGTGCGTGTGGCTTGGACCCGAGGACTGCTATCGCGCCCAGGATCGCGTGCTCTGGGGTGAAGCGGAAGCGAACGCCGCACAACGAAACGCCGCCCGCGCGTCGGGCACTGGCGACGCGCTACGCACATACCCGAGTGGGCAAACGCGCCGCGCAGGGCGCATATCCGAAGCCGCGATAGAGCGCGGGGGCGTCACGCCGTTCAACGTGCTGCCAGTCCCCAACTCGGCCAGCGTATCCAGCGGTGGTGCCCATGGCCACGGCGCGGCTACACCCAACGCCCTGACCGCGTGGTGGGTGCGCTACCTGTGCCCCAAGGGCGGCGTGGTGCTTGACCCGTTCACCGGCTCCGGGACGACGGGGCTGGAGGCCCTGAAGGACGGCGCATCGTTCCTCGGGTGCGAGGGGTTCCCGAAGCACGCGGAGACAGCGCGCACCCGGCTGGCCGCGGTAGGGTGAGCGCATGAGCACGCGGGTGGTGGTGAACGGGCGGCTGCTCTACGTGGGCGGCGGCCCGACGGGGGGCATGAGCGCGGGCGCCCTGGAGCGCGCAGTGGACGACGAGGGGAAGCCCCTACCCCCTGAGCCTATCGTGGTGCGCGACGAGGGCCCCGCCGCGGGCCGCCCCTGGGACGATCCTGACGGGATCACCTACCGCGTGGTGTCGAAGCTCGCGGCGGACGGCGGGTGGGTGAGCGCGGCTACGGTCATGCGCTGGTACACGGTGGACTTCGACGTGGTGGTCCGCTGGTGCGCGATGGGCCTTCTGGACGCGGCGATGGAGGCGGGGAGCCCGTCGAAGCGTTACCGTGTGCGCGACCCGTGGAAGCTGAAGGTGGCGGCGGACGACGAGGCCCGACGGAGGGTACTCGCCCGCTCCACCCCGAAGCGGGGCCGAAGGAGCAAGACGTGAACAACGCGAAGAACGAGGGCAAGCAGGTGGAGGCCAGCCTCCGCGCCCTGGGCGTGCCCCGCGCGGAGGCGCGGCGGACGGCGATCATTCACAGAAAAAAGTTTCAGGGCGGGCGCTGCACCCCCGAAGAGTTCCACTCCAGGTACGCATTCCCGGCGCACGCGGCGTGTCAGTGCGGGGCGCGACCCATGAGCGTCGCGCGCACGTACTACCCGCTGGACGAGCTGGTGAAGCAGCGCCCCGAGTGGATGGGGAAGCTCCTGGCCAGCGGGGGCTCCGAGGCGCTCTACAAGCTGATGGCGGAATTCGTGGACGGCATCTACGTGCGCGTCGCGGTGGTCTACGCCTGCAAGGCGCACCGGGCGGAGATGGAGCGCGCGGCTGCGCAGGGCCCGTCCTGGGCGCGGGTCCACTTCAACCACGGGCCCGGGGAGGACAAGCCCATGGTGGGGTACTCGGGTCCGGCGGAGGACATGGAGCCCCCGCGTGTGCTCCCCGTCACCACGCTGCCCCCGCTCACCGCGGGCGACGAGTGACCGGGCTCTGGTTCGGGCTGGGGTTCGTCGCGGGCGCCCTGGTGACAGCCCTCGTGGCGCTCTGGCTGTCCGACCCCGACGACGAGGGTGAGCTGGACTGGGACCGCGATGGCTGGGGCGACGACTCGGAGGACGACTGACCGCATGAAGAACGAGGCCCAGGTCTACGCGCGCAAGCTCCGCGACGAGCGCCCCGTGCGGCCCCCGAACCCCGACGAGTACATGGCGCTCCGAAAGCTCCGGCTGGAGTCGCACGCCGCGGGGGCGGTGCTGGCCAACACGGGGCGCGGGGGCCTGCCCTCGTCCCTGGTGCTGGGCGTCATGCGGCGCGACGGCTACCGCTGCACCATCCCCGGGTGCGGGAGCGACGGGCACGGGCGCAAGGGGCTGACCATCCACCACGTCGGTGGGGTGGACGCCCCCACGTCCATGTCCGTCGCGAAGGCGGGCAAGCGCAACACCCCCCAGAACCTCGCCACCCTCTGCACCGAGTGCCACCACGGGCTCCACGACGCCGACGAGGCGCTGGAGGACGCGGTGGACGCGCGGGCCGGGGAGGGCGCGTCCGAGGGTGAGCGCGTGCGCGTGGCCGCGGGCCTCGCTGGAGGCGACCGATGACCCGCGTGGAGTTCGCCCGATGGCTCCAGCCGAAGCTCCTGGGGCGCACGCGCTCCGGGGGCGTCGTCCCGCCGGGCGGGGAGGTGGGCCTGCGCATCGCGGAGCCTGACGGGCGAGAGCTCGCGGTGGTCGGGTGCGGCGACGGGCTGGACGTGTACTTCGCGGACAAGCGCTCCGTGGTGGCCTTCGCGCTCACCCCGGGCGCGGCCCTCCGGCTCGCGGTGTGGGTGCTCCTGCGCTGGTGGGTAGTCACGCTCTGGGGCGGACTCCGGCTGCGCGCGTGGTTGTGGGCGCTCCGCGTGGGCGCCCCGATGCGCGTGCGGAAGTGGGACGGGACGGACCCGTGAGGGCGGACGCCCTGTTCGTGGAGCTGACGGAGGTGCGCGCCGTCCAAGCGGCGGGGCACGCCTGGAGCACCGGACAGGCGCGAGCCGTTGCCGCCGCGGTGCGGACGGTGAAGGGCTCGGGCACGATGGACACGGCCACGGCTCGCTCCCTCCGCGGGTTGCTCCAGGCCCAGCCCGCCATCGCGCGGTCGGCACTGGACGCCACGCTCCCCGTGCTGGACCAGACACGGCGCGCGTCTGTGGAGGACGCCGACGAGGCTCTGGGCCGCCGGAACCTACGCGACGCCCTCTCGCCCTCGGAGCGGTCCCGGCTCACGGGGCGGGACGCGGCGGCGGTTGGGGTGCTGGCGTTGGCGTTCTCGCGGTTCGCGGTCGAGTGCGAGGCGCGCGCTCGGGCGGCGCTGGCTGACGGGCTCCGCCGCGAGGCACCCGTGCATCAGGTGGTGTCCGCGCTGGAGAACGCGACCCTGGGCCGAGTGGGCACCGCGGAGGTGATCGCGCGCACAGAGGCGGCATACGCCTGGAGCGCTGTGCAGAACGGCGTGGTGGACGTGCTCTCGGGCGTGGTCCCGGGGATGCGCAAGCGCTGGACGGAGCTGGTCAACGACATGACCGGCGCGCCGCTCGACAACCGCGTAGCTCCAGACTCCATGGTGCTCCACGGCCAGCTCGCGGTGGACGGGCTGTTCATCATGCCCCCCGACGACCGCGCGCCGTCGAAGATGGTGGGCAAGACGTGGGCGCAGCCCCCGAATCGCCGAAACGACCGAGCCCGCCTCACTGTCTGGCGGGCCGGGTGGGGTGTGCCCGCGTGGGAATGGCGGGGCCGCCGCGTCGCCGTGTAGGCCACTGTGCGCTCGCCCCGCGCCTGCGGTAGCGTCGCCCCATGGACGCGAAGAAACTGGCGAGCTGGGCGGAGAACCGAAGCGCGAACCCCATGGCTCCCCGCATGGGCGCGGGTGAGATGGAGCCGGAGGACGAGCTCCCGGGCGGGGGTGGGGACGAGGGCGTCGAGCCCATGGAGCTGGCTGAAAAGTACGGTCCCCTGATGGAGCTCTTGGAGGGCGAAGCCGGGGAAGTGCTGGACGGAATGAGCCAGCTCGACGCGGGCGCGCTCATGGACTTCACCCAGCCCCTCGAAGGGGACGCCCTCTCCGCGTTCCAATCCGTCATGGGTGGGCTCTCGGACGAGATGCTGACCCAAGTGCGCGAGAGCCTCCCGGGCGTGTCGGCGGAGGACGCCGAGGCGCTGGCGCAGCACTGCGCATCCGAGGGCTTCACCGATGACCCGGACCTGCTCGCGGCGTTCCTGTTCCGCGCGGGCGAGGTGGGCGCGCCCGAGGGGGACGGCGGCGACGCTCCCCCCGCGGAGGACGAGGGCGCCGACTCGGACAGCGACTTCGCGTAGCGTTGCGGTAGGGCGCACACCGTCGTACCGTCGCCTACATGAGCGCACCGATGAAGTTCGGCTCCAAAGGCAACCCGGGCGGCTCTGACCCGCGCCCGGAGGACTTCGGGGCCGACCGCATCGGCATCCCGGACCCGTCCAACGGGGACCGCGGCGTGGAGGGGCTCCCGCCGCCGAAGCCCCTCACCCACCCGGGGCTCCCGTTCAAGAACCTGCGCGGCGGAAAGTAGCCCTCCCCCATGACCCTGCCGAAGCCGTACCAGCCCCCCGGTCAGCCGCCCTCGCTCGCGGCCATCGCGGCGGCCAACGGCGTCCCGAACATCCCGGCGGACCTGCCCCCGGACGCGAAGCCCGTGATGCAGACGGCGCCCCCACCTGCTCCCGTGGGCACGGCGCCCGCGCCGCAGCGCGTCCCGTTCAAGGTCTCGGGCCGCTAGCCCGCGTCCGCGCGTGTTCTGGTTCCCCCTTCCCAACCCGGCCCACGAAGACGGGCCGTACCCCGGAGACGACAATGGACGAGGGCCTCTACAACAAGCTGATGGGCCAGAAGTACCGCGACGACACGTTGAACATGCCGCTGGACAAGCGGCTCCCCAACGCCAAGCCCGCGGCCCCCGAGCCCAACCCCTTCGCGAAGCTCGCCGCTCCGAAGGGCTGACCGGCTGGGGCGCGCGGCGGGGGTTGTTGCTCCTTCGCTCGTCGCGCGCCCTCGCTCCCTCGGCACCGGGGCATTCCTGGCCCCGGTGACCTGACCCTCCGCCGCGGTCGGCGGGTATCGAAGGGACCGACCGCATCTCTGCTTCTCTGCATTGAGACAGACCCATGGCCACTGACACGCTGAAGCTGGACGCCACGCTGACCACGGACCCGGCCGTCGGAGACGGCACGGGCACGTTGTCCGTGGAGTTCCCCCTCGGGGAGCGGCTGGCGCTGAAGGCGAAGTCCGCCGGGCGGTACACGCTCACGGACGCCACGCCGGTCACCGTCCAGAAGGGGGGCGTGGGCACCATCCACGTTCTCGCCGTGCGTGTGCTGGAGGGGCCCCAGGTCACGCTCGGACTCCCGGCCGTGGGCCAGGGCCAGCCCTACTCCCTCGCGGTGAGACGCACCCTGGTCACCACAGTGGCCGGGCTCGCGTCGCTCACCCTCGCGGGCACGGCGAACACCACGACCGTGGTAGAAGTCTTCCTCGGAGAGCTCGCGTCGTAGCGGGCACTTTCACCCCCACCACACGGAGCCTTCCATGACGACCACGAAGATCGTGGATTACCGGGCGATGCTCAACAACGGTGACCCCGCCAACATGCCGGACATCGCCCGGCAGATGAAGCAGGGCACCATGGCATCGGTCATCAAGGTGACCTTCGCGTCCATGACCAGCGCGGCAGCGCAGGACATCACGACCGCCACCAACAAGGGCAAGATCACCGCCCTTGCTGGCATCACCCTCGACGCGAACGAGAACCTCCCGCCCATCGGCCAAGTGCTCACCTGCCGCGTGACCGCGGGCTCCGCCGCCACGGGTCCGCGCGTGATGACCGACTCCGGCGGCACCCCGGCTGCGGGCGCCACGGGCCTCGGCGGCGCGTCGGGCGGCGTCGCCACCATCAGCGACGACGGCAAGACGCTGACGTTCGAGGCGGCCATCACCGGCATGGTGCTGACGTACATCCCGCGCAGCGCCAAGGTGATGACCGACGTGTGGCCCACGGTTCCCTAGTCGGAACCCACACGTCTGGTAGTGTAGGGAGGCCCTGGGGCAATCACGCTCCGGGGCCTTTCTCATTCACCAGCGCCCCGTCCACGTCTCCCGTCGTAGGAGCAACACACGCAACGACGGCGGAACACAGTCGGATCGGGAGCAACGAGGCGCACCATGGCAGACGAAAACGAAGGCACGACGACGAGCAACGCGGGGCAGGGAACGGGCGGGGCGGCCCAGGGCGGCGGCTCGGAGCAGGTGACCACCGCGGGTGGGCGCGTGCTGAACTTCACGGAGAAGTCCATCGGCAACCTGAAGCGGGCGGAGCAGCGCCGGGGCGCGGACGCGCTCGCCCGCAAGTACGGGTACGCGAACGCCGCCGAGATGGACGCCGCGCTGGGTGGTGGCAAGCCCACCCCGAAGCAGGGCGCGAGCAAGCCCGTGGCGGAGACTCCCTCCGCAGATAGCGCGAGCGGCGGACTCACCGCGGCGGAGCGGAAGGAGCTCGCGGAGCTGCGCGAGAAGAACAAGCGGCTGGCCGACGAGCGCGCGAAGTCCGACCGCATCGCCCGCGAGTCGCGCCGGAAGCAGGAGGCGGCCGAGGTGGAGGCCACGCTGAAGGTGGCCGCGCACCGCGCGGGCATCGACGACGTGGACTACGCGCTGACGCTCTACGCGCGCCACGTCCAGGGCAAGAGCGAGCAGGAGTTGAAGCGCATCGACTCCAAGGCGTTCTTCACCGGGCTGAAGACGACGCACCCGCACCTGTTCGTGGGCGCCGCGCCCGCGGGCGCCGTCGAGAAGAAGGAGCCCGCCACCACGGGCACCGGCGGCAAGACGGAGGACGGCGCAGCAGCGCCCCAGACGCCCGCGAACGCTGGTGCGGCCCGCCCGGGTAATGGCGCCGGGGGCGGCGGACCTGCGCAGGGCGGCGGCAAGACGTTCGACGCTCGCTCTGCGACGCGCGAGCAACTGGACACCCGGCTCGCGGAACTGGGCCTCCAAAACCCCGCGGGCGCGTCCTTCTGACATCCCCAGGACGGGGGCTCAGAGCCCCCGTCCACCCCTTCCTTCCCGCCTCCCCTAGAATCTCCGTGTGCGCCAGCGTAGGCTTCGTGCCTACACCCGCGGCGAACAACCCACACGCCCGCACACGGAGAGCCTCACATGGCGGACTTTTCGGTCATCACGCAGTCGCCCGCGGTTCGGGCGCTGGTTCAGGACAACCTCCTGGAGCGCGCGTTCAAGGACGCGCTGTTCCCGCGCCTGCTCTACCGCGGCGAGGCGACGCCGGTGCCGTGGGCCGCCAACGTGGGCGACAGCCAGTACTTCACCGCCACGGGCCTGATGCCCGTGACGTGCGAGCCGCTTCTCCCGGGGCAAGACCCCATTCCCACCACCTACCCGGTGGAGCAGTGGCAGGCGCAGCTCCAGCAGTACGCGGGGACGGTGGACACCCACATGCCGACGAGCATGGTGGCCATCGCCAACCTGTTCCTGCGCAACGCGCACACGCTGGGGCTCCAGGCGGCCATGACGATCAACCGCATCGTGCGGGATCGCATGTACAACGCCGCCGAGTCGGGCTGGACCGTCGCGGACGGCGCGCAAGCAGCCGTCTCCGTGCTCCGCGTGAAGCGCCTGAACGGGCTCACCCGCGCGCGCCGCCCGGACCTCCCCGCGGGCTCCGCGGTCCGCTACGAGCTGGTGTCGAGCACGAACCCCCTGGGCGTGACCATCTTCGACAACACGGGCCCTGCGGCGGTGACCCGCTCCATCATCGGGTTCACCCCCGACACGGCGGGCGATGAGATCGGCCCGGGCACCATCACCCTGAGCGGCGGCAACGTCACGGTCTCCGACCGCGCGTACGTCTACACGGACGACCGCACGTACATCGTCCGCTCGGGCGGCGGCAACAAGGTGGACGACATCGGCGCCTCGGACGTGCCCACGCTGGCCGACATTCGGGACGTCGTTTCGCACTTCCAGGAGCAGACCGTCCCGGAGCACCCGGACGATCGCTTTCACTGCCACCTCTCGCCGGTGTCGCAGGCCAAGCTCTTCAACGACACGGAGTTCCAGCGGCTCCTGACCGCGCTCCCGGAGGACTTCCGCTACAAGAAGTTCGCCCTGGGCGAGCTCCTGGGTACGGTGTTCTTCCGCAACAGCGAGGCGCCCATCCCGACGACGGTGCAGGGCGGGACCACGGCCACGTTCAGCGCCAAAGACCCGTTCGCGGGCGAGCTCTACAACAACGGCGCGACCAGCGGCGTGAAGATTCAGCGGATGCTCTTCACCGCGCAGGGCGGCATCTTCGAGTATTACGCCGACCTGAACAACCTGCTCACCGAGGCGGGCATCATCGGCAAGGTGGGCGAGCCGCAGGTCACGAACAACGGCATCGACGTGATGACCGACCGCATCCAGCTCATGCTCCGCGCGCCGCTGAACCGCCTCCAGGACAAGGTGAGCGCGTCCTGGAAGTTCATCGGTGACTGGCCCGTCCGCACGGACGGCTGCGTGGGCGACGCGAGCCGGTACAAGCGGTTCGGCCTGATTTGCCATGCGTGACCACTAGTTGTAACGCTTGAAGTCTTAGCTAGACAGCGTTACAACTAAGGCATGGATAAACCATGCCCCATCTGCTCCGAGGGAGGCCACGGGTACACTAGGTGCCCGCGGCCTCTTCTCGTTCCTGCCAGCCCGCAGCGTCCGGGCGAACCAGAGCCCGCGTACCACCGGCGCCTTCGCTACAACGAGTACATGCGGCTCTGGACGCAGCGCCGGGCGGAGTCCGACCCGGCGTACCGAGAGAGCAGAGCAGCGCGCGCCAACCTGCTCGCGCAGTCGTCCGAGAACTCCCCAGCGCGCGTGCGCACGCGCCGATTCCGCGACCGCCGCGATGCGGACTTCGACGCACTACGGGACCGGCCCTGCGCAGACTGCGGTGGGAAGTTCCCCGCGGTGTGCATGCAGTTTGACCACCGCCCTGGAGAAGAGAAGATCACCGAGGTGGTCAGGCTGAAACTCAGTTCCCACGAGAAGCTCCTGGCAGAGATCGCCAAGTGCGATGTGGTGTGCGCGAACTGTCATGCGATCCGCACGGCGGCCCGCGCGCGGGCCAACTTGAAGTCCCGCACGGCGGAATACGTGCAGCCCGCGCGGGCGAAGCAGCACGAGCGCGAACGACCCGACGCGACGACGCTTCAGGACGCGCGGGCGGACGGCTTCGTGTAGACCACGGCTAGCGTGCCCCGCGGCGGTGCGCCGCGACCCCTCCAAGGCCCAGACCCTCTCCCGGTGTCTGGGCCTTGCCCTTTCTCCCGAGCGGGGGCACCCTCACGGAGTCGGCGCCTTGCGCGCTGACAACCCCCGCGCGGTGTCTTTGGCCCACGCGGACCCCACCCGGCAGCATCGTCGCAACGAGCCTTCGGGCTCCACGCACTAAGGGACATCAACTGAGCTTCGCCACTCAGTCGTCCTGGCTCCCGGGGTGTTACGAGCGACCACCCTACGGACGGGGCATTGTCCGGTCAGTCGCCACGAACACCCCGGGAGCCGCCGCCACCTACCTGCGCGCCGGGTGTGCGTGGTACACCCACACGCATGGCGAAGCCGAAGCAGACCCCCACCACGTCCGAGCCCGCCGCCCCGGGTGAGCCCAAGGGGCCCGCCACGGTGGAGGAAGTGCTCGCGGCCAACACCCCCGACCCGCTGGAGGAAGCGAAGCGCGAAGCGCTCGCCCTCGGCACCGGGGACGAGCCCGCGGCGCCGCCCCCGCCTGTCGAGCCCGCGCCGCCTCCCGCCAACCACGGCGTAGACGACGGCGCACCGCCGCCCGTCGCGGAGCCGCCCAAGCCCATGCCCCGGTGGCTGGTGGTGCGGGAGTGCAAGGTCAACCTGGGCAACAGCCTCGTCATCCTGCGCGCGGGAAAGATTCTCTCCGCCGAGTGGGCCGACCGCATCCCGGCCATCCTGGAGCACGGGGCGGAGCTCCTGGAGCTGGACCCCGAGTAGCCCGCGCCGCCTCCCGTCCCTCCAGCCGCCCGGAGCGTCATGGCCCTGACCCCCGAAGAGAAGGTCAAGATTCGCTACCACCTCGGGTACCTGGAGGTGACGGACGCGGCTTCCCTGACGCTCGGAATCCCCGCCTCGCGCCAGCTCCTTTTCGTCATCGAAGACGCGATGAACCGCGTGATGCCCGGCGCGGAGTGGCTGGTGCGCGACCTTCTGAAGCAGCTCGATTGCACGGAGCAAAAGCTGAAGGACGTGGCCTGCTCCCTGAAGGTGGAGAAGGTGGGAAACGTCGTCATGCGCGGGGCGAAGGAGGGGGAAACGTACCCCGACTTGCTGGAGCGCGAGGTGCTCCGCTGGGCGAACCGGCTGGCCGACGTGCTGGGCGTCCCGCCCTACGCCTACTCGCGCCGCTTCAACGGCCAGCTCACCGCGGGCTCTATCCCGGTGCGCTGATGTGCAAGTGCGCCCCCTTCCGCACGGTCACCACGGCGCCCGGCCAGTGCGGTCTCGCCGCTGACCTCGCGGGCTGCATCGACGACGCGCTGAACATCTACACGGAGCTCTGCCTCCGTGCGTACGCCGTCTCCATCGTCCGCACGCGCTGGACTGGGGGCGAGCGCGGGGTGGGCCAGGAGGAGTTCCTGTGCCGCCACGAGATTCTCCCCGTCCCCCGCGTTGTGTTCTCGGGCCTCCAGAAGCAGCTCCTAGAGGTTGGATCGAACGAGCAGGGTCAAGTCACCGTCTCTGAGATCAGCTCCCGCTACTCGGAGGACTTCCTCTCCCTGCTCCAGCCGGGCGGTGGGCCGGTGGATGAGGCGCAACAGGCGTACTACGAGGTGAGCTACCCCGGGGGTCAGCGGCGCCGCTTCGCCCTGCGTGGCGTCCCCGTGTACGACCCGGAGGCAGTGCTCTGGAGCGTGTACCTCACGCGCTCGGGCGACGACCGCAGCCGCCTGAACGGCGACCCGGAGGGCTGATGGTCGCGGTGAAGATTCCGCTGGAGCGCCTGGGCCAATACGAGGCACGGCTGGCATCCAAGGGCCTGAAGGAAGCGATGGGGCGCGCGGTGGTGAAGTCCGCGCGTGACGCCCTGGCGCTATTCCAGCGGGGCACTCACACGGCCATTGCCGCGAGCCCGAACGGCGGGCCCCCGGGCGCTATCGCGTTCGGCTCGTTCCTGAAGGGCTGGCACGTCTACGGCTTCGCGCCGGGTGACGTTCACGTCCAGAACCGCGAGTCCAATGCCGTGTTCGTGGAGGGGGGACGGCGCCCGGGCAAGCCGCCCCCCATCAGCGCGTTGCTCCCGTGGGTGCGGCTGAAGCTCGCGCCCGCGAACGAGGCGCAGGCCCGGATGAAGGCGTTTCTGGTGGCCCGCGCCATCGGGAAGCGTGGGCTCCGGGGCCGCGAGATTATGAAGCGCGCGCTCCCCGAGGTGGTGGCGAAGCACGTCACGAACGTCCGCGTCCAGATGGAGCTGGAGCTCCAGAAGCCATGACCGACACCACCCGCCTCATTGTAGACGCCGACGACCCGGAGACGCTGACAAAGCGGCGCGCGACGGATGTGCGCACGGCTCTCGGGCGCGGGCTCCAGGAGTACCTGAAGTCCCTCGGGTCGTTCATCGCGGAGGGTGGGCGCAGAACCGCCATCGACGCTGTGACCCTTCACTGGGCCCAGCCGGAGGCGGTGGCGAAGTTCCCCTCCATCGCCATCGTGGGCGACGACCCCATGGCGTACGGCGACGACGTGGACGGCCCCCTCACCCCGCGCGTCCTGTCGGACACCCGCTTTGACGACGGCTCCTACCTCGTCCAGCACTGCGAGGGGGAGCAGCTCTTCATGGTGCAGCTCTGGGCGACGGACCCGCCGGAGCGCATGGCGCTGGCCGCGCTGGTGGAAGAAGCGTTCGCCCCGGTGGAGTGGATGTACGGGTTCCGTCTGGAGCTTCCGCACTACCACGGGGCACACGCGGAGTTCACGCCGCTGGCCCTGACCTACCAGGACAGCGAAGAGCAAGCGCAGCGGCGGTACCGGCTCGCGATCATCGCCCTACGGGCCAGGGTCGCGAAGTACACGCTCACGCGCCCGCTCCCCCTCGCGCGCCCACGGTTCGGGCTCACGGTGGACGGAGAGGACGCCTAGCAGCCGGGGCCGGGCTCGCGTACCGTACAGCCACCCACCAGCACCTACATAGGAGCCACCCATGGCCGCCTCCGGGTTCGTTCGCCGCTTCCCGTACATGCCCCCCGACGAAACGATCCGCGCCATCGAAGGCGTGGTGATCGTGGACAACGCCCCGCCCGGGACCATCGAAGGTGTCGGCACGGGGTGCGTGTGCGCGGTCGGGGAGTTCACGGACTGCTCCTACGCCATCCAGGCGGACGCGCTGGGCGTCATCACCAGCTCCCCGCGGCCGGTGGAGGTGTTCGGCGGGCAAGACCTCATCGACAAGGTGGGTGGCTGGGACGAGACGCTGGGGAAGTTCGGCGCCGAGTGCGGCAACGGCTTCGCCGCCCTGCGCAACAAGACGTTCGTGCGCCTCGTGGTGGTGCCGGTGGACGTGGTGACCCCGGGCTCGGGCTCCTGCTACGGCACCCGGTACTGGCGCGAGCTCCCCACGAACATCAGCGCGACCAACGCGAACCCCATCGTGCCGGTGGCCGCCGCCGCCATCGAGGCGGGCCGGGAGTTCCGGTCTGGCGCGAACCGTGTCCGCGTGGCGAAGCGCGTGGTGTTCAGCAACGCCCCCGCGTACCTCTCTGCCCTGGACGGCGCCGTGACGAACGCCGCCGCCGCTGCCACCCAGACGTTCGACGCCGCCAGCGGCGACTTCGTGGTCAACGGGGTGATGGTGGGCGACCTTCTGGTGGTCGGCTCGCTCAACGCCCCCTCCGGCGCGAACCTGACCAACGCGGGCACGTACCGCATCACGGCCATCACGGACGCGGACACCCTCGTGGTGGAGAAGCTGGACGGGACGAACTTCGCCTGGACGACGGGCACCGCGCTCGCGTGGCGCATCCACCCGGCCAGCGCGGGCGACTCCGCGGGCTCCGTCGGTACGGCGAGCGTCGCCCTCTCGGGCGTGGCCGGGTACGTGGTCCCCGCGCGCCCGCTCACCGCCACTGTCGCGGCGGCCACGCTGCTCACCCCCGCGGTGGCCCCGGCCGCCAACAGCGGGAGCGCGTGGGACACCCTCGCGGGGCTCACGGGGCGCACGCACCCGAGCGGCACCCTCACGTACGACGCGAACGTCCACGCGCCGAACGCCGCGAACAACAGCACGCTGGAGGCCCGCTACACCGCGGCCATCCTCGCGACGATGGACGACAACGACCCGGCCGGGTCCATCAACATCATCGTGGCCGCGCGGAAGTCTTCGACGATCCGCACCCAGCTCCGTGCGCATGTCCTGGAGGCGAGCGCGCGCGGGCTCACCCGCCGTACCATCCTCGCGCCGTCCCTCGTGACGCAGAGCGTGGACACCGCGTGCGGCAACGCGGACCCCGGCGTGGGCGCGAACCGCTCGGAGCGCGTGGACTACGCATGGCCGGGTGGCCGGACGTACGTGCCCGAGGCGGTGAACTTCTCCGTCGCGGGCGCGGACGGGCTTCTCTACACGGACGGCGTGATGGACGACCCGTGCGACTTCTGGCTGGCGTCCGTCGAGTCGAACCTGCCGCCGGAGCGCAACCCGGCACAGGCGGCGGAGCCCGTCCCCACCATCCTGTCGCGGCTCCTGGGGTACCAGCGCACCACGTCCCCCATCCGTTTGTCGCAGCCGGAATACACTCGGATGCGCGCCGCGGGCGTCGTGGGCCTCCGGGTGGACCGCATCCTGGGCCCGCAGTTCCAGAGCGGCGTCACCACGTCCCTCGTGGCGAAGGAGAAGAACATCCTGCGGCGCCGCATGGCCGACTACATCCAGGACTCCATCACCCAGTACCTCGCCCCCATCGTGAAGCTCCCGCTGACCCAGCGGTTCAAGGATTCGTGTGAGGCGGTGGTGGTCGGGTTCATGCGCGGGCTGCTCTCCCCCGACAACCCCGCAGCGCAGCGCATCGACGGCTACACGGTGGACGTGAAGAACGGCAACACCCCGAACGGGCTGGCCAAGGGCATCTTCGTCATCAAGGGTGACGCCCGGCTCACCCCCACCGGGGACTTCATCGTTCTCAGCTCGGACATTTCCGAGAACACCGTGGTCACCACGGTCTCGTAGCGGTCACACGCCCGCACGTTGACCCACCCGCCCCCGCGGGTGACACTCCCTGAGCCCACGCCACGCGCGGGGGTTCGTGCCGCACCCGCGAGGCTCACCGCGGGGATAGGGCGCGCGACGGTCGGAACCCCGGCCCGCGCGCCCTTCCTGTTACACGTAACACCGCGAAAGGTAATGACTATATGGCAGGCAGGGTGAAGGGGCAGAACTTGGAGCTCATCCTCATCGTGGACAACCAGCCGGTGGCGAACGTCATCACCTGCAAGTCCTTCGAGGTGGAGCTCAAGAACGAGCTTCTGGACGAGGGGTACCTGGGTGAGACCACCCAGCGGTACGACTCCATTTTCAACGGCGCCGAGGGGAAGCTGGAGCTCCACATCGAGAACCAGGACGCTCTCAAGGTGGCCCAAGCCATCATCGACAAGGCGCGCCAGCGCACCCCCGGGGTGGCCTTCAACCTGAAGGCCACGATGAACATGCCGAACGGCCAGCGCCCCCGCATGTTGTTCCCGGACGTGGAGTGGGGCGCGCTCCCCATCTCGTTCGGGGGCCGCGCGGAGTACGGCTCGCTCACCCTGAACTTCGGGGTCAGCTCGCCGGAGCTCATCACCACCTGACGGCGGGCCCCCGTGGTGGGGGCCTCGCTCGCTGACCCGCATCCGAAGGAGCAACACCCATGACCCGTCCCCTCTCCATCTTCACCGTCCCCGCTGAACTCGTCGCGCCCGTCGAGCCGGGCTCGGACAGGCTCATCCTCCGCATCGGCATCATCGAGCTGACGCCGGGCGAGGAAATGATGGCGATTCGCCGCTCCGAGAACGAGCTGGTCCGCATGGCGGCGGAGCAGTCGAAGGAGTCTCTCCGCTTCGTGTTCGTGGGGGCGAAGGACACGCCGAAGGAGAAGCAGACCCCCCTGGCGCTCTCCACGGGCGACGCCTCGCTGGAGCGGGTCTGGGCGACGATGCCCCCCGCGCTGCGCACCCTCGTTGTCACCGCGTACGGTGTGGTGAACCAGCCCGCGAAGGAGGCTATCCAGGGTTTTCTGGCGTCCCGCGAGGTGGTGTCTGGGTAGACCTCGCGGCGCGCAAGTTCGCGCTCTCCCGTGAGAAAGCGGATCGGCGCACGTACCTCTGGCGGCTCATGGCCATGTGCGGGCGCTACGGGAGCCTGTCTCCCGCCGACGCGATGAAGATGCCCCTGGTGGACCTGGAGGCGTACGCGGAAGAGGTGGCGGAGATCGTGAAGCAGGAGAACGAGCGCTCCACATCGGCTCCGACGGACTGAAAG